AGATTTATTATTAACTTTTTTATTATTAATAGAATCATCTGAATTATATCCATCATCTGATGTATTATTTCCATTTGTTTCACATAATTTAACAATATATTTAATTATTTGATTTAATCCAGTAATTGATTTATTATTAACTTCATCTAATAAACCTGGAGTGCTATCTATATTTTTTTTAACAAAATAATCAATATTGGATGCATTAACTAATATTGGTTGAATATAATAATTACAATCGATAATTTCTTTATAATTATTATTTAAAAATTCAAATAATTTAATATTAAGATCATTATTTGTAATCGGTGAATTTTTTAATATAATTTTTAAAATATGTAAATGTTCCATTTTTAATATACATATTATTATAATATTAATTTAAAATTGAAATATATATATAGATAATATAATATAAGAAATTTAATATGGATATTAAAAATATTAAAACTCATGAATATTCAATTGATTATAAAAATTCTAAATTTTCAAAAATAATTACAGATAATAAACATTTATTACCAAATTTAAATAAAAAATCAATTACATTTGAATTAATTAATTCTAATGAAGCATTTGCAAATAGTATTAGACGAGTATTTAATGATGAATTATTAATTAAATCATTAGATGTTAATATTTATGATTTAAAAACTGATGATAAATATATTTTACCTGATAATATTATTGAAAGAATTAATTTAATTCCAGTAATGCAAAGTATTAATAATGATGTAGTATTTCAATTACAAATTAGTAATAACTCAAATGATATAATAAAAATTTATTCTGGTGATATAATAAATAAAAATAAAAATGATAAAAATATTTATTTTAATAAAAATATATTAATATGTACATTAAAACCAAATAGATTTTTATATATTAATAATATTAAAATTAATAGTAATAATGGGTTTAATGATCATAAATATTCTATTGGTTCATATAATTATGAGATTATTAATACTGATTTTACAATTCCATCATTAAATAATAATATTACTGATTTTAAACTTGAATTAAAAACTAATAATAATATTGAATTAGATCAATTAATTTTATTAATTTATAATACTTTATATTTTAGATTAAAAAATATTCAATCAAATATTAATAATTATGATATTAATAATAATTCAACTGATATTAATAAATTAATTAATGATATTTTTATTATACAAAATCAAGATATATATGAAATACATATTAATAATGAATATCATACAATTGGAAATTTAATAACTAAATATGTATTCTTACTAGACACAAATATTGAATTAATTAATTATAAATTAGAACATCCATTAAGACATAAAATAATTATTAATATTAAACATTTACAATATAAAAAAATTATTAATGATGCAATTGAAAATATAATTAAAGATTTAGATATATTTAAAAATAAATTAATTAAAAATTTAACTTAATTATAATTAATCATGAATACAATTACATTTAAACTTGAATTATTAGAATATATTAATCAATATAAAGAACAAAAATATATTGATTTATTATATCAAAATTGTAATAAAGATAATTATGATTTATTATATAAAAATTATAATAAATTATATAGTGATTATATAAATTTAATTAAAAAAATTAAATATAAATATAACTTTTTTATAGAAGACACAATTAATACATTTACTAATTTTAATACAATACAAAAAAATAATTTCAATGTTTTATTAATTAAGTATAAAAAATTACAAGTTGAATTTAATATATTAAATAATTGTTATAAAGAAATAAATAAAACATATAATAATAATTATTTTAATCAATTTTATATACTTTTCTCTCTATGCCAAATAAATATATAAAGGATAGTTGTTAATCGTCATAATAATCACTATCGTCACTATTATGTTTATCTTCATCCATTTTACACCATTTCTCATTAAAAACGCCCACAAAATGGGCGTTTTTGACTGAGAATGTTGGACAACTTTGCGCATTTTGGATACGAAAAGGTGTAATCACCTTTATTTCTCTTTCATATATAGGTGGACTACACAGTAAGATATGTGTTTCAAGTTTTATTATTATTTTATTATAGTTAATTTTATAAGTTCCATCACTTGAGATCGCATACGATTGTGTATTTCTGAATGGATTTATTATTTTATCTTGTGAATTATATAATTTAAATTCGTTTGGTATATCCTGTTCTTCTTGATTATTATTATCAAACCAAATACAAGACACACTTCCGTCTATATTTTCTATATGTATATTCAAATCATTATCTATTGGATAAGTAAATGGATAACTATATTTTTTATTTACACTCATAAATATAAAATACTAATATTTTTATATTTATATTTATTTTTGATATTACTTACCATATAAAAACGGTCTGTGCAGGGATCGAACCTGCGACCTCACGGTTAACAGCCGTATGCTCTAACCATCTGAGCTAACAGACCAAACACCCATTCGGGTATTTTATATTATAAGAATTTCTTTATATTGATTTTTATATAATAAATTTATGTGGTTTATGTGGTTTATGTGGTTAAAGTAGAATTATATGAATATATAACACATACAATGATTATAATTATAATTGCAATTATTGCTCCAATGATAAACCACATTTTCATGTTTTTCCACCACATTTTTTGTTTTAATTTTCTTGCATTATTTTGAAAAACCCCGGCATCTACCATAAGTTCTTCCGCCTTTTTATCGATGGATTCTAATTTTATACAATTTTGTGCGGCCTTTTCAATATTTTCATGCATAACTAATTTTATATCTTCCACTTTATTTGTCACTATATCTATCGGTTTATTTTTCATTTTTATATAATAATAAAAATTAATTTTTATATTTTTTTTTGAAAGATTTACTACTTCTTCTAATGCACTTATTATATTTTCTTTTATTCTTTTTTGTTTTACGGTATTTTTTACCTCCTGCGGATGTGTTATCTTCGGAAACATCGTCGTCGTCATCTTCCCGATTTATAACTGCGCGTTTAAATGATTTTTGTTTTTCTATTTCATTCATAAAATAGTTTTTTTGTTTTATATAAAATTTTATATCATCAATAGCTGCGGCTGGTAATTTTTCCCATGTTTTTTCATTATATATATCAATATCAAATTGTCCCAGCATTATAATTATATCCTCAACTATATTTCTTTTCTTATTTTCACCGTTTATTGTATATTCTATTTCAAGTTGTGCATGTTTATGTAATAAATATTGTTTAACTTTATTATCTTTTTCATATATCGATTGTTGTAATGGATATATAATATCAAATAAACTATCCGATTCAATATAGTAATTGTTAATTATATCAAAATCATGTTTCTCTGCTTCTTTTAATAATTCTTTTATTTTTGTTATTTTTGATTTAATTCTTCGATTTGTTATTATTTTTACTAATTCCTTTGTCATAACCAATTTTAGTTCTCCATTATTCATATTTTATTATATAATATAATATTACTTATTATATAATTTGTTATGATGATCATTTCCAAATGATATTGTTTTATATTGTGTAAATACACAATATGAAATGTATTATCTTAAATTATGATTTCAGAAGCCGAAATTACATCCTAGGGAATCCGACTAGATTAGCTCCTATACCGAAACCAGCACCTCCTCTTGCGCTCGATGCGATCGAGGGGACGAACACATCTAGCACCGCAAATGTGGCTGCGGCCATTAAACCAATAACAACAACTTCCTCCATATTGAGTTGTTTCTTAGGAATGGAATAAGCCGCAATGGCGACCATAACACCCTCTATGATGTACTTGATTGCTCTCTTAACAAGTTCGCTAAAGTCGAATGAAAGACCGCTCATTTTATGTTTAAATATATACTATATTCAAACAAAAAAATCTATATTGTCATTTTATTGATATAAGTGTCAATACTCCTATCTATAATATATTTGCCCCCCTTCCATGAAATAAATTTGAAAAATAAAAACCATTTCCTAAAATTGCTAAATACTATAACAATAATAATATAGTTAAAAATTGACTTAAATAAAATATAGTCTAAATACATATTATTTAAAAAATATAATGGCATTTGAAAGAAAAAATCTTCCCGATGGTTCTCCTAATCCTAAATATATTGATTTATGTGATGAAGATTCTCCCATTGCAGGTCAAAAGTTTGCATGTATGTCATTTATCTCGCCTGAAAAAATATTAAAAAAACGCGAGGTTTTTATATTTGATCAGTTTGTGAAACAATGGGATTTTACTAAATCTATGCAGAAATATAATGATTTTCTAAATTTTTTGTCATATAAATATAGTTTGAAGGTGGATAATGTAATTGCAGATTTTAATGATTTCGTGAAAGAAGAGGAAGCAATATTGAAGGCAAATACAGTTGAAGACGATTTTAAGACATTTTTAGATAAAAACGAGGATACATTAAATGCAAAGTTTCAAAAAGAAAACGAATTTCAAACATCGGTGCGTGGATTAAAGATTCGCGGTGTATATGCAACTCAAGAAGAGGCCGAAATGAGATGTAAGAAAATCCGAGAGGTTGATCCCAACCATGATATTTATGTAGGTCCTGTTGGTATTTGGATACCTTGGGATCCAGATGCCTATAAAACCGGGCGTATTGAATTTATGGAGGAAGAGCTTAACCAATTACATAATGAGAAACTCAAAAATGAGGCTAAAGCCAAGGAAGAGTTTGATAGGCGTGTGAAAGAGACCAAGAAAAAGGCAATTCAAGAAAATATTGAATTGGCAAAGAAGAGTGGTAATGTTCTCACACAAACGATTGACGAAAATGGTAATTTAGTAGGTGTTCGCGAGAAAGTTAATTTCGATGAACGCGAGGTTGCTGATCCTGTTCAGAATGCAAATATTCGTAATGATCTTATTAAGAAAGCATCTGAGAATGTAGTTGAGAGTATTGATCTTTAATTTTTTATTTTGTATTTTGTATTTGGTATTTGGTAAACCATTATATACTCAAAATAAATATACAAATTGGTTGAGTATAATTTTGTATGTTTTTAAATAATAATAATTTTAAAAATATACAAAAAATTTATTTTTTATTAGTTTTACGCTTTCTGTATAATTTTTTATTTTTACGCGATCTTTTTCCTCCTTTTGTAACGGGTGTGGCTGAAGTATCTGGTGTATTTTCTTTGGATTTAGAACTACTTCCACATCCAGGAATTAAACTTCCAATAAATGGAATTTTACAGAAAAAACTTTTTTGTTCTGGTTCATCTGCTGTTTTGGTACTGGATTGCGACAGTGTTTGTGGTGAAGCTGTAACCGGTGGAGTAGTTGGTGCGGTAGAGGGTGTAATAGTACCTTTTGTTTTAACATCAGGTTCAGTTTCAGATGTTGCATCTTGATCATTAGATGATGCTTTATTTGTATTATCTATCTCAGATTCATTTGTTTTTTCACTTAAATTTGCGTCACCCCCCTTCTGTTTTTTTTGTTTTTTATATTTATTTAAATTTTGATTCTTAGATCTAGATGTTTTTTTTACCATTTATAACAATTGTCTATAATAAAAACGCATATTTTTTATTATAAAGAATACTAAAATAAATTACCATCCAGCCTTTTTCACCTTAATATTCCCTCCTTTACTTGCCTTTCTACTTTTATTAGGATCATAAGCTTCATCGTCATCATCATCGCCCATATTTTTTGATATCTCCCAAAATTCAGGACTTCCTAATTTGAAATGTGGATGATCCTGTGCTTTATACCAAAATACCTGATCCGTAATACTATTTGTTTTTGCATTATTATTGAGAACTAAACATTCATAATTGGATGTAGTTGCATCTAATACACTACAAAACGCCTCAAAAGTTGGAAACATACTGGCATAGTTGTCATATATTTTTTTACGATTATTTAAATATGGTTCTCTCAATATAAAAACATAATCTATATTGGTACGAAGCTCAGGTGGTATACCAAGTGGATATTGCATTGTTATAATCAACATTATCTTCCAGTGTCTTCCATTCATAAATAAAAGTCGCATCATTTTATCACGCTTCCATGTACTATCATATAAACAATCATCCATAATAATAAATGCACGCGGATCTATAGTTGTTTTCTTATAATTTTCTATTTCCTTTTTTACTTCTTTTAGAACTGTTTTTTGTCGGCGTAATATATTTTCTACTAAAACTGAATTATAGTTCTCATGAATGAACAATTTTGGTATATGATGTGAATAAAACCCATTACCTGCTTCTGTTCCGGAAATTACCATACCAATTGGTATATCTTGGTGGTAAAATAATAAATCACGAACTAAAAATGATTTACCTGTGTCTCTACGGCCGATTAATATCACGACAGGCCCTTTATTTTCATCAGGTTTAAAAGTAATCATTTTCATATCAAATTTTTTTAATTCTAATGTCATGACAACAAATTCTTAATATATAAATCTAACAATATATGATTTTTGCTATAACGAATAATATATACCATTGAATATTATAAACATAATTGAAGAATAGGAGATTTTGGTAGAAAAGAAAAATTTCTGAAGGCAAATTATGATTTATAAAGCGTCTAAATTTTCTTAAAAATATATATTTGACGATTATATCTTTATAGTATATTCATGCCAAAAATAGAAATAGGATATTATAAGCCGCTACACGGATCAAATTTTGAATTTATTCATGATGATTCAAATACCCAGACAATCAATGAAAGTCCGCATGGAGATATTTCAACTTTAGAAGATATTACAGAAGATCAAATTAAATGGGATCCATTACAAATACTAAAATTACAACAATATCAACCCATTTATTCTCTTTTTTTTGATATGACAGAAACGAATTATAATTCCATACAATTAAACCATAGATATCATTTTTTAAATACCACCACGGTATATGATACAATTAATAATGAAACAATAGAGAAACCAATATTTATCAAATATTCTCCATTATATGATCCTATACGATTTATGATGGGAAAATATGACTTATCGGATCCAAAATTATTATCATTACCTAATATTCATTCTACTGATCTAAATACTCCTGTAAAATTCTTAGATACAAATAATGCATCATATACTGACTGTTTTTTCAGTTATTTATCAAGCCAATTATATAACCAATATGGGTTTAAACATGGGATTGATTTTTATGGATCATTTTTAGGTATTCAAAAAAAATATAAAATGAATATAGCGGATGATTATTCCCATTTATATAATTCTACTTTTTTTAGAAATGGATGTAACCGCCTTTTTTATTTTTCAAAATCATTACATTCCGAATTATTTTATTCTATGAATCATAATACAAATTCTCGCGCAAATAAGAGTCGTTTAAAATTTACGGATGATTCTGATATGAATTTGAATATAGAAATATTGGATTCTGACCAAACAAATGTTTCTTCCCCGGAATCTCCTATTTCAGAATTAATGGAAATTATCTATAAAACATCCCCTGATACATTATCTAATTTTACCGATACATCGGCGTCACCTTTACAAAATAATTCAAGTATTACAAATTCAGACCTGGAAACACCAAAGCAAGAACCTTTTATAGATTATGATATACAAGATATTTCAGATACATTAGATGATTTTCCGACAACTATAGAGGATGATAAATCCTCCGATAGTGAACAAAATTATAGTACAGATTCTAGTATAGATGACGCCAATAGTGATCAAGATGATATGGAATCCACTACAAATACAGATAATTCAGATTCCGAGTCGGAGGAAGAATCTTCTGAAGCAGAATCGGAGGAAATACTCAATATTTATATTGATAATTTTCCTATACAGATGATTTGTATGGAACGCTGCCATGGCACATTCGATGAATTATTTGCTCAAAATAAAATAGATGAAAAAACCGGTGCAAGTGCATTATTTCAAATTGTGATGACTTTATTGGCATATCAAAAAGCATTCCAATTTACACATAATGATCTTCATACAAATAATATTATGTATATAAATACAGACGAAGAATATTTATATTATAAATTTAATAAAATTATATATAAAGTACCAACATATGGCCGTATATTTAAAATAATAGACTTTGGACGTAGTATTTATAAATTCTGTGGTAAATTATTCTGTAGTGATAGTTTTGCACCTGGAGGCGATGCGTCCACACAATATAATTTTGAACCATATTATAATCCAAATAAACAATTATTAGAACCAAATAACAGTTTTGATTTATGTAGATTAGGTACATCTATTTTTGATTTTTTATTTGATATAGATGATATGGAAGATCCAAAACAAATGGATGGCTTACAAAAGACAATATATAGATGGTGCCAAGATGATACTGGCCGAAATGTTTTATATAAACGAAATGGAGAAGAAAGATATCCTAATTTTAAATTATATAAAATGATTGCGAGAACGGTACATGAACATACACCAGAAAAACAATTAGATTACCCGTTTTTTAGACAATTTCGGTATGGAAAATCATTGAAAGGTGACGCCTTAAAAAAAATGATGGATTTGGATAAGTTTTAATTTATTATTGATTATTTATTATTGATTATTGATTAATAATATATCTTGACAAAGTATTATATATTATACGATTGTATTTATGATTTGGATGTAATATACTACTTAGTTGTTGATCCGGTTTTATAACACCATTGATACATAAATTGTTCTCATGTATGTGTTGTCTAATTCGTTTCAAAACAGTGTACATATTTGTTTTTGTATGTATTGGAACTCCTAAGAATTCGGATAGATTTTTGTTGGTATAAATTACTTGTAAATCATCCTTGGTATATATGATTTCTGGATTTGTTTCGTCTAATTTTGTGGTTGACATTTTATTTGATATTTAATATCCTATATTATATAATATCAATTTTTGATAATATATAAAGTGTTTTATATATTGTATTATCTATAATGGCAAGTTCTCAAAATTATACGCATATTTTACAAATCGAAATTGATAATAATGTATGTAATAATGACAAAAACAAACTTATATCATTTATATATGACAATATTCATAATAAAGTTATCAGTAAAAATATAATGGATACAAATATACCTATAAAATGGACAGTTACGAATGAATCCAAAACTATATATTATACTGATGTAAAAGGTATGTTAGGTGATAGAGCAGTTTATTTACATACTGAAATCTTATCAAGTAATATAAAAAATAAATATCCTGATCCTGTTGATTTTGTATTTACTGTAACAAAGCCATTAATGCAACAAATTTGTATGTTATAAATTATATAAAAATAAATAAATAATTATTATTATATAAT